CGCTGGAAGCACTTAAATGCCATACGAATAACCTCCGCAGTATGACTAAGGAATTTGTCCACTAGGAACTGCTTTCTAATCTGGCTAATGCTTGAGTTCTCATCCAGACCAACTAATCTATCAGCTAAATCCGTAAGTGTTGTTTCGATCTCAAGCGATCCATTGTTGTACGCTGGGGTTGGAGCGAAGTCCAAGTCACCCTTGCGGCGATAAGGAATCATACGACCTGGACCCCAATCAGTAGGTGCTTGACCAACTGGATGCAGGATAGGAGGTAGAGTAGATAGGCTGTTGCGGTCAGTACGTGAATCACGCTCAACCTTTACTTGGTTCTGTAGACCCCGCAGTAAAGAAGGTACAGTCGATGTGTCATAGAGACGCTTGCTGTCCTCGGATAACTTGGTTACTACTACAGGGTAGTCCTCGTAGCCATTGAGTAACTCGAACTTAGCATAGCCTTGAGTCATCTCATCACCACTGAACTCCCGGTGGAATACAGTGCAGTAAATGCCCTCCGCTCCATCCTCTTGGTCAATTAGTCGCTGATATCCGTAGCAGATCTCAATGAGTTCGTCAGCTTGGTAAGCATTGTCAGTAAGGCTAATACTGCGACGACCTTCTTGCTCGCGTTCAATGGAGTCAATATTAACACCCCGATACTTTTCGATAACGTGGTCAACGAAGTCCTGATCCCATCCATCTGTTGTTACCTTGTTTTCTAGTTCTTGTGGGGTGTAGTAAGTTCGCCAGAAGCAGTAAGGTGCTCGCTGTGGGTCAGTCACATACGGAGGAAAGAAGAAGTCCCCATCTGGGGCTAGTGTCTTTACTTCGGGTGCGTTGACCTGTCGGCGCACAATAGGCAACTCAGCTAGACCATCCTTGCGTAAAGCTTTGAGTGCCTTCTTTGCTCGCTTCTTGGTTGTTCCTTCAAATGTAGCTTGTAGCAGGGCAATCAACTCCTCGTCGTCGTTCCCGTCTTGAATAGCAACAGCTACATCCGGGCTGACTTGTGCAATCTGATTAATGTCAAGTTCCTGTAGGAACCGTCGATCTTCACGCTGCCATCCGACATACGTGATCAGTATACCCCGCTCAAGCAAATAGTTAGCACCGAGTTCCATCTCGCGGTAGAAGCGTGGGATATATCCCGAACTTACCATCCACTTTAGGAAACCCGAAACAATGCGGCTTCGAGCAATATCACCACTCTCAACTGGAAATGCTCGTACATTGGCTCGATTCAACGATGCCATAAAAAGAGATACTAGACGAGTAATGCGCTCATCAATCAAGTGGCACTCCATATCTGACGCACCCTCCCAAGGGAAAGCATCAGCCCCGTGCTTGCGATGATCTCGGCTCTTGCCAGGCCACCAGTTACGGCGGTCATCGTAACTAGTACGGCATAGGTCAAAGTAAGCATCAAGCTCAGTTACCGTTTGCTCATAAGCAAAACGTAGGGTCTTGATATCGGGTTCATCCTGGACATATGTCAAGGACTCAGAGATTGATTCATTCAGCATTTTCTTCTGCGAGTCGTTTTTGTATAGATTTAAGCAATCGAATAGTGTAAGTCGATGATACGCCTATTGTATCACATAGGTCACCATTTGTCATTGCTACTCCACTTTCGTGAAGGACGTGACGACGAAGTATCTCCCAGCTTGCTAATCGGTCGGACTGTTCCCTGCACCAGTTGCGATCAAGGGTGATGTGTTCATTTTCCAACATAGCGGTAGCTTATTCCCTTTTTGTCCTCAATAGCTTCAAAGGTTATCACCTTCTTGATGAACTTACCCTGCCACTTGCGGGGTAGTAAAACATTCACCCTCTTGCCAATCTCTTTGCTGAAGACGACATTGTACTTAGGATTCGGGCATTCTGATAGTACAGTCCCCTTGTAATGCTTGGGAATGATTTCCTCTATCATAAAGGACTCCTCAAGGATGGCAGTACCCTCCTCAGTTACCCAAGTGTTTCTTCCTTTGCCAGTAAGTGAACCCTCTGGCAGCTTATCGGTTGCGATTTTCATAGCTTCCTCGAACGTAACTTCTTGTTCTTCAGCTATTAGTGTTAGTTTCTTCTTAGGCATTAGTATCCTCCCTTTCGAGTATTAGTTGTTTGCATATCATTTGATGAGAAGAAGTCCGGACCCTCTCCGCCATTCGACATCCGTAAATATCGAATAACGTCAAAGAAGTCCTTTAGGGGTTCGTCACTCTTCCCGCTTGAGTTATAGTTAATAAGGCTGTCAATGAGGTTCCCGCAGTCCCTGTGAATGTAGCACCGTGGTCGGTTGGCTTGGTCAATGTCCACATTGGGATTATAATTAAACCAGTCATCCAGAGCTGTAATCCCCTGTTCTTCCATCTTACCATCCGATGGTATAAAGCTTAGACCGAAGTCATAGAACGAAGTAAATAGATCATCATTGTTCTCATTCTCGCGAGCGAAGAAACGTGAATCCCCGATTCTCTCAGTTACTTCAATCCCTAGTTCTTCCTCAATCTCCTCAAATAATTCACAGTACCCCTCTACGTTTAAACCAATCTTCTTGGCTGCTGATCCGTACTTCCACTTTGGATCCCCGAACATAGCCCACTCGCCGTACGTATCCCTGTCGGGCCACTCCCTGCGTATGTAGACCTCTCCATCCTTGTTTACCCCAGCCCAGATGCAGGTGTAGTTCCTTGCGCCAGCGGGGTCAACCACCTGGTAGCAGGTGAACTGCGACTTATCGGAAATGTCGGGGAACTGCATCTTGTACTTGTTTGGCTCCTCGGAGAGTACATTTACCTCAGTATTGAAGTAAGGTAGTAAAGCATTTGCTGACTTGACGGGTAACCCGTAGGCACGAACCTTAATCTCATCCTCTGGTCTACCAGCTAGATCCTTTGCAATTCGCTCGTAACCCCCGAATGGGTTCTCGTCCGAGTGCAGGTAAATAACAGCAGCATCACGGCTTGGACTGTACTGCTTAGTAGGAACTTCCTTGCCATTGAGTAAAGCAGCAGGTCGAGTCTCCAGTGTCTCGGCTCCCTTTAAATATTCCGCAATGAACGGCGTGTACCCGTCAATCGGGGTAAAACCAATAACCATCTTGGAATCCCGTGTAGCTAAACGGAAACGTAGTGTATTAACAAGTGAAGCATCACCTAGGTACTCGTCCAGCCAGGCTCCGATGTTTGATTCATTCCCAGCCTTGATGCCGTTCTTCTTGAACCCGAACTCGAAACCCTCAAGGATCGTGGAGTTATTACTGAACTGCGTATAAGTCTTGAAGTCCACACGTGTCCTAGTATCCGGGAACACAAAGGAACTACCCGTGAAACCATTCTGCATTGAGTAATTAATATACCCGTCAATGCTCTTGGTCTTCTTCTTGAACTCCTTGGGCATCATCTCCCAGATGGCTGGCTGTTGTACCTTAATAGAGGTATCCGCATTCTGAGAAAAACAAACTATGTGTCCATCGAAGTTAGAACTTACGGCCTCCATTATGCGCTTTGCACAGCCCGTAGTTTTTCCGCTGCGATTGCCACCTAATGCTAGAACCTCGTTGTACTCCCTAAAGGAACCGGACATACGCTCCCAGCCAGGTAGGTCGAACCCGTGTCGGATGGGATCCTCTACAGCTGCCTGTATGCGACCCTCGTGCGCCCTGTGCAGGTCCTGTAGTAGCTTAGGGTCAGCCTCGCCTAGGAGTACAATCTCCTCGTCCGTGGGCGGCTTGAGGATCGGGTGCTCTGTGAATTCAATTGACATTACTTAAATGAATCAATGAGCATATAGGTATTGAAACATACCAACACAAAGAGGGAAAAATACCATAGGATCTCTAGGATTATCATCACTTGGACTTACTTGGTTTACTGGGTTTGGCTGGCTTCTTACTCCAGTCAATCTCGTCGTAGTTCTTACGCTGCTTCTCAGCGTTGTGTCCCTTTCGGGGTGCGCACCCTTTACCCATTGTAGTAATTCTCCGTTTGGTTCTGCATCATATTAATCCTCCCATAGACTATCATCTTCCGAGATGTCATCATCATCAAAGTCCCAGATCCAGTCATCGTCGTCAATCGGGTTGTTGCACTCCTGGAGCATCTCATTCGCCAGCATCTTGCCTACTGGTCGATTAGTATAGTCGTAGTAAACATCACCTGAGTCATCCATTACGATGAACATAAAGTTCGTGAAGTGCTCACCTAGCTGCGCTCGGATCTTCCCGTACAGTTCCTCATTCTCCTCATTCACTATGAACATCAATTACCTCCGCTTCCTTTAGTGCTCATCTGTCTCAATAATATTGCCACCAGCTTCATAGAATGCTTCACCTATGCTCTGTGGGTGATACCCTAAGGCCTGGCACATACGCTGCATTATCTCTGCTATTTGACTAGCATTGATGTCGTCGTGCTTAGTACTCAATGATACTTCTTCGTCGTAGTGTTCGATTGTTATCTTCATAATGTTTTATGTCTGGGTAATTTCTTGTTTGATTCATCCAGCTTCATTGCTAACTCCAGAACCATATGCTCGCTCCAGCCAGCAAAGGGTCCACGCATAAAGACTTGGGTGAGGTCATCGGGATCCCGCTCTTGATACTTCTTGAGTGTCAGCTCAATCCAATGGTTAGTTGCTAGCTGCCATTCATTCAGTTCTTTATGATGTCCTGTCATATTAGTCCTGTACGTCTATTACCTCCGCTACCTTAGCCTCCTCGATTCTCTTCCTAGCTGCCGCTATAGTAGCCTCGTAGTCATCCTGGGTATAAACCTTCCTGTCCTCCGTAATCTGCGTAGCCTCTCCTCTAGCAGTCATAGCCTCCCTTGAAGCATTTGATTTAGCTATTGATAACTCCTTAATGTCCTTGAAGCCTACCTCCATCTCTGGATCATTCTCCAAGCGATCACGTACCTTCTCAATTAAATCCTCCTCCAGAGAACTTAGGTTCAAGTAGTTCTTGGCAGCTATTCTGCCACTTAACTCCTTGAAGGTCCCCATATGGTCAGCGTAATCCGCAAGGACACTAATCACAGTGTCCC